ATAACAAGCGCTATACCAACAAGCTTTAAGCAAGAGCTGCTTGTCGGTACACATAATTTTACTGCCAGCTCCGGTAATGCTTTTAAGCTTGCTCTGTATACTAGCTCGGCTACTTTGGGCGCGACTACGACAGCTTTTACAACAACCGGGCAGGCATCAGGTACAAACTACACTAGTGGTGGTGCCACTTTAACGTCAGTTACGCCGACCACATCAGGCACCACAGCCTTGTGTGATTTTGCGGATCTCACGTTTGGAACCGCTACAGTAACAGCAAGAGGATGCATGATCTACAATGATACTCAATCCGACAAAGCTGTGGCTGTCATCGACTTTGGTGGCGATAAAACTAGTACGGCGGGCAATTTTACTATAGTGTTCCCCGCTGCCAATGCCACCGCTGCGATTATACGATTGGCTTAAAATTTAATCTTTTGTGGTAAAATTTTTGTATGCCACTAACTACATTAAATTTTAAACCGGGTATCAACAAAGAAGAAACTGACTACGCAAACGAAAACGGTTGGGTAGATGGCAATCTCATTCGGTTCAGAAAAGGCAGGCCAGAAAAGATTGGTGGCTGGGAAAAGCAGTCTGACACAAACACTTATCTAGGATCTGGCAGAGCCTTACACAGCTGGATCTCTCTTGGCGGACAGCGATACTTGGGTATCGGCACGCACCTAAAATACTATATCGAAGAGGGCGAAGCCTACAACGATATAACCCCCATAAGAGTCACTACAAGCGCCGGAGACGTTACGTTTAGCGCAACCAATGGATCCTCTACATTAACCGTGACTGACGCTTCACACGGCGCATCTACGGGCGATTTTGTGACTTTCTCTGGCGCTTCTTCTTTGGGCGGTTTAGTAACAGCTGCCGTTATCAATCAAGAATATCAAATACTTCTTGTTACCGGGACAAACACTTACACGGTTACTGCCAAAGACACCAGCGGTGCAGAGGTAACAGCGAACGCAAGTGACAGTGGCAACGGCGGAAGCAGCGTCGTCGGCGCTTATCAAATCAACACTGGCTTGGACGTTTACGTTCCTAGCGCTGGTTGGGGTACAGGAACTTGGGGTGCAGGCACCTTTGGCTCTACATCTGCGATATCTGCAACTGGTCAATTAAGGTTGTGGACGCACGACAATTTTGGTGAAAATTTAATTATCAATCCAAGGGGCGGCGGTTTATACCGATGGGTTGAAAACAACGGCTTGTCTGTTAGAGCGTTAGAGCTGCAAGGTATTAGCGGAGCAAGCAAAGTGCCTACTTTGGGCTTACAAGTAATAACCAGCGAAGTAGACCGTCATTTGATCGTGCTTGGCGCGGATCCAATCGACAGCAGTAGCGGCAACAGAACCGGCGTCATTGACCCTATGTTGGTTGCGTTCTCAGACACAGAAAACGAATTAGACTTTAATCCGATAGCTACCAATACGGCTGGATCCGTAAGGCTGTCATCTGGCTCTTTGATTGTAGGCGGTTTGAAATCAAGACAAGAAGTTTTGATTTGGACCGACACCAGTCTTTACTCGATGACGTTTATCGGGCCACCACTTACTTTTGCTTTGAATCTTATAAACGAGGGTGCTGGGCTTATTGGTCCAAAAGCCGCCATCAACAGTCCGGTTGGTGTATTTTTTATGAGTAAAAATGGCTTTTACTATTACAACGGCGCAGTCAAAAAACTACCCTGTAGCGTGCAGGACTATGTGTTTTCAGATCTTGATTTAAGTCAGGCTTTTAAATGTTACGCATCACTCCACGCAGAACATTCTGAGGTTTGGTTTTGGTATGTGTCAAAAGAAGATGGCACTGGAGAGATATCACGCTATGTAATCTACAACTACGAAGAATCAACGTGGAGTATTGGCAAGCTGGTAAGATACAGCTGGCTAGATGCAGGTATCGAGGACAAGCCTATTGCCGCCGGGAAAGTTTCTGACGCTGGCGTTGTTTATCTACATGAGTCTGGTTTCAACGATGATGACAGCGCGATGTCTGACGTGTACATAGAGTCAGCTGACATTGACTTGGCCGATGGCGAGAATTTTATGTTTATCAAAAAACTTATACCTGACATAAAATTTTCAACAACAAGCGGTGTGTCAAACACGCCAGCCATGAATATCGTCGTCAAACGCAGAGATTACAACGCTGACACGTTGTCTACCGATAGCACCAGCCAAATTACTACGTCTACTCGTTTTACCAACTTGCGCACCAGAACCAGACAGGTGGTGTTGCGGTTTGAAAGTGACGACGACAACAGCGTCGAAGCTGACAGGAAAGATTACAAATTTAGAGTCGGTAACACTAGGCTGGATATACAACCCTCCGGGCGTCGAGGCTAATGGCCAAGATCCTTGAGACTCGCTTGCCTCTTGCTACGGATGGTGAGGTTAGCGCTGATACGTTTAACCGTTTGGTGAGAATTCTAGAAATCAACCTTGGCGCAAAAGATATAGACAAAACGCCGGTTTTTAACGCTTCAGAAATTTCTGCGTTACAATTCGCTACTGGTGCTATAATATTTAATAGCACCGTGGAGGTCCATCAAGCGTTTGATGGCACGGAATTTAGGAATTTATATGAGCATCAAACTTATGTAACAGGATTGGGAGGTACTTTGAGCGTTGGCAGTGTAACCGTCACGACAAGTTAATACTATGGCAGAGAACACAATATCACCAGAACTTTTAGATCGAATTAATCAATTTGCGGGAGCTGGTGCGGTTTCTGACCAAGAAATGATGATGATGCAAGACGCGCAACCCATGATGGGTGCTTCTCCTTCTATGCCTATGACTGGGTCCGGCGCCGTATCAGATCAAGAAAGCGGCTTCATGCAAGGCCTGCAAGAACTAGAACAACAAAAACAAATGTCCGATGATCCGGACGAAATAGAAGCTTTAGACGCTGCTATCACTCGTTTGGTGACTGGCGCCAACGCACCGTTAGGTGATCTTGCTAGACAAGTACAAGCGGCTGGCACTGGCGAAGACACACAATTAGCACATTTAAGCCCCGGCGAAATCGTACTTCCGGCAGAGTTTATGGAAGACGAAGAGCTTGAGGGTATGATCGAAAGGAAGTTTCGAGAGGCCAATATTGATCCTGCACAAGCTGTAGCTGGTGTAGGTATTGCAAGCTTAAACCAAATGACGGGTTTGGAAGAATTTGGTTTTTTCAAAAAGATCGGCAAAAAACTCAAAAAGATTGTAAGGCCACTCGCAAAAGTAGCGCAGTTTATACCCGGTCCATGGCAACCAATAGCAGCCATAGCTGACAAGGCGCTGACCGTATATGACGTAGCCAAAGGTAAAGCAAGCCCTCTCAATTTATTAAGTGTAGCTGGGCCACTACGTGTTGGTCCCGGCATTGGCGAAAGCATCAGCGCAATTGGTAAAGCAGGCACTTCTGGAACCTTCTTGGGAGGCTTAGGTCAAAGCTTAAGAGATATACCCGGAGCGCTGAGAAAAGGTATTGGAAGTTTAGCTTCAGACCCAATTGGCTCAGTTAAAGGATTATTCAAGTCAGCAAATCCAGCTGACTACACGCAAAATGCCAAAGGCGAATACGTTAACAAAATAACAGGCGAGGTAGGCTTGCCTTTTGGCGCCAAAGTGCCTAGTGACTTGTTAACTCGATCCGGTGGCGGCATACAGTCACTCACCAAGGGCATACAAGGTATGGCTTTTGGAACCGAGGGTATAGCAAGTGGCGTTGAAGAAGTGCCAACTGCGGCTGGAGATATGCAATATCAAGACGCCGCTGGTAACTTATACAGCCAAAAAACAATGATAGACGCTGGTTTGGTGGACCCAAACACTAAAGAGCTGAAGCGTGCCGCTGTTGGTTTTTCACAAGCAGGAACTGGAGGTGCTGGAGGTGCTGGAGTCGGAGCTGGAGCAGCTGGAGTCGGAGCTGGAGCAGCTCAACCACAAGGTAGTGCGTTTAGCAGGTTCTTAGGTGGACTTTTACCGGGAGCTGCTGGCCAAGGTTTAGCCGGAGGCTTAGGTAGTCTGGCCGGATTGGGTCTAGCTGGTGGAGCTGCATTAAAACTCGGTCAACTAGCCATGGAAGAGGCCAGAAAAGATAAAGGCGTACCGCTAACCCCATTGACCACCATGGATGCAGGCGGACGATATAACATAGAAGCTGAGATAGCTCGTAGAATGGGCAGAGCCGCACCAAATCCTGTTGAGTTTGGGTTACAGCCTAGAATGCCAACACTGAGTGGCGGACAAGCAGGACCAAGAAAAGAAGCTGTTACATCTCAATATGTACAGGGAGCCGCGATGGGTGGAGCGATGCAACCGATGTATGCCATGGCGTATGCAAACGGTGGTGACGTTGCCATGGAAGATTTTGAAAGGATGAACGGCTACATAGACGGACCCGGAACTGAAACCAGTGACGACATACCGGCTATGTTGAGCGACGGTGAGTTTGTCATGACCGGCCAAGCGGTCAGGGGAGCTGGTTCATTTGAATTAAACGAAGAGCCTAACGGCATATTGACTTTGGTGCCATCTGGTTCTGAAAGCAGAGATCGTGGAACTCAGCTTATGTATCAAATGATGGATGTCTTCGGGAGATACGCGAATGCAACCAGTTAGATATTTTCAAGAAGGCGGCGAAGCTCAAGATGTCGGAGACTTCAGATTTTACGATCCTTACTACGGTGACATGTATGACTCGGAGTCTTACTACGATGATTTCGAGCCTTTATCTCAAGAAGAATACGATCAGCAAGAAGCTGATTATTACGGCCTTACTGTCGATGAATTAAGAAACTACAGACAGCAGCAAGCTGGCATCGGTGCCTTGCCTGCTGCACAAGAAACGGCGGGAGATGCTCCGTATGTGGCGTCTGCAACTACCTCAACCACTACAAGAGATCCCGCCCTTCAACAGTTATTGTTTGGCTTGGTGGATCCAGAGACTGGTCAAGCTGAAGGTGGATTTATACCCGGCGCTATGCGTGCGGCAGAGCGAACTTTCTTCGATGAAGAAGGCAGGCCAGTCATTGTGCCACAAGAGGTTGCTGGATTAACTGACGATCAATTAGCAGCAGCTCAACAAGCTAGAAATCTTGTTGGCATACAAGACAGGTTCATAAGCGATGCAGAAAGCGCATACAGGGCCGGTATAGATCAACTCGGAGCTGGGCAAGAGGCCGCAAGAGGCTTCGGTATGCGCGGCTTGGATGCCGTACAGCGTGGCGTAAGCGAAGAAGAAAGACTAAGGCAATCCGGTTTAGAGGGTTTGCTTGGATCTTTGGGCGAAGGTCGTCGATTAACCAGAGGCGCAACAAGCGATTTAATGTCTAGACTAGGCGAGACTGAAGCTATACGCAGAGGTTCTGCGCTTGGTTTTGGACAAAGGCTTGGTGAATCAGAAGAGCTTTTACGAGGTACGACGGGTGAATATGACCCATCAATGACACAGCGGTTCATGGATCCGTTTGAGGATGCTGTGGTACAGCAAACCGTAGAGGATGCAGTTAAACAAGCTAATCTTGCTGATATAGCACAAACCGCCAGAGACATACGTTCTGGTGGTGAGTCAGCATTCGGATCCAGAGCGCGTTTATCAGCCGATGAACGAACAGAAGCATTGGGCAGGGGTTTGGCTAAGGAAATAGCAGGAATACGCTCCAGAGGCTTCTCTGAGGCTCAAAGAACGGGATTAGGTGAGTTTGCTAGACAACAGCAAGCTGCTCGATCCGCAAGCGCAGGGTTGGCAGGCTTGGCCGGACAGAGACTCGGAGCCGGACAACAGCTAGCTAGCGGACTTGGACAGTCTGCACAACAAAGATTTGGTGCAGGTACAGGGCTGGGACAAGCACTTGTAGGATTCGGACAAACCGGACAACAAGCGCAAGCAGGCGCCGGTCAAGCAGCGTTAGGTGCAGGACAGCAGTTAGCAGGCGCACTAGGTCAGATGGGCGGACTAGAAAGTCAGATCGGCCAACAAAGGTTCCAAGCACAACAAGGCTTGGGTGGATTCTTGCAAGGTCTGGGAAGTCAGGCGCAACAAGCAGGTATGGCAGGTGTTAACTTGCTATCCGGTATTGGTGGACAGCAGCAAGCCTTACAACAACAGATTCTTAACGCTCAAAGGGCTAACGCTCTACAAGCACAACAGGCTCCACTACAGCAGTTTCAAGCGCTTCTACCGTTTATCGGTACAGCAACTCAGACAGCTGGTCAACAGAGCAACGTACAACAATTCGCACCACCACCTAGCCCATTGATGGCGGGTCTTGGTGTTGGTTTATCTACGTTAGGCGGCATAGGCAGCTTTATGAACCAAGGACAGAGAGCGGTCTAATGGCTATTGGCAGACCTCAAATGGAAGAGCAGATCAAAGGCTTTGCAGAGGCAGGTGCGGTTGAAAAAACAGATCCGTTTTCAGGACCTATTGATCTTGGGTCTATAGACCCAAACACATTGCGGTTGATGATGATGCAAGCTAATCAACCAAAATACGAAACCAGTTTTAAAAAATATCAAAAAAGACTTAAGCCTTACACGTATCAATCTCCTCGATTAAGTATTTACGACGTGGCGTCTGAGCTTGGCGCAGCAATACTTGCGACACCAAAAACAGGCAATGTTTACGAAGGCATAGGCCGTGGTTTTGCAGGCGTGTCAGCAAGGATTAGAGCGAACAAAGAAGCAAACGTAAAAGCCAATCAACAGGTGGCGTTACAAGCTGCAAACCTAGCCATGCAAGATGAGCAGAAAGCACAAGATTATTTGCAAAAGTATTCGCTTGAACTTCTTAAGATGGCCAATGATCCCGGCGATTTAATTACCATCGAGTTCGATGAGATGGTGCCTAGCGTTGATGAGCAAGGCAACCCGGTGCTAGACGCCGAAGGTAACGCAGTCATGGTTGCTAGTGGTGTTAGAAAGCAAGGCACATTCAGAGACAACATGACAAACAAGTCAGTCATCAATGACTTGTTAGAAAACAGAAACGGTATTCAAGTTAAAAGCCCGAACACGGTTATTAACCAAGGTGAGACTGGCGACAAAGAATATATCAAGGCAATGATTAAAAACGAAGACACCATTACAGAAGAAGCGAGAGCTGCTTCTGGTGTTATTGATCAGGTGAAGTATGCAAGAAGTGTAGCAGAGCGTATTGGTGAAAGCGGTTACGGCCCACAAGAAGCTTTCTTGCTACCAATCAGGAAGATATTAGTGGGTGTCGGTTTAGACGGAATGATCGACAGCAGCAAGGT